AATTAATTTGTTTCACCAAAAACAACCCGATCAAGACTCATGCTGGTGCTTATAGACTTGGTGAAGATTTTAACCTGGAAAAATATAAGGAGTATCCGTATTATCATAGTGAATCTCGTCTTATTTCTAAACTTTTGGATAAGTATAATACCATTGATCCTAATTGGTCAGTTGTTGTATTGCGTATCAACCGAAAGGGACTTATTTTAGGAAGTAAACCTTGTAAGAATTGTAATAAACTTTTAAGTGCTGTTGGGTTAAATACAATTTATTATAGTACAGACGATGGAAATTTTATTGACAATCTTGGAAATTTGATTGAAGGCAACCAGTTGACAATGCCGATGGTTATGGTATAATCCGCTAAACGGAGGAAACCATGAATTGCGTTTATTGCAAAAACTGTGTTGGAATTGATCGCTACGAGTTTCTTGTTGAAACTGGTCGCAAAATTATTTGCAAAGATTGTAGTGTAGAAAATCGTGCTGTGGGGTATATGGACTTTTCTCATAAAACAGCACCATCCCTAGTTCTGGTTCCTGCTAATGCTAAAGAAACTATTCGTAAACTTGATCGTGCCAACAGGAGAAGTCGATGAAAAATAATATGACTTGGTTACAACTGTATAACTTTCTTTACGAAAAAGCAAATGATATTAATAGTGGAGGAAGGTTTCCTTGGCAAGAGCAGGTAGAAGTATTTGATTTTGAAACTTTAGAATACTATCCTACTGATTTTATTGAGTTTCCAGATAAGAAGATTTCTCTTTCTATAGACACTAGCACCATAAATACGGAGATTAATAATGGATCTGGAAATTGAAAGTCTGCTATTTAAGCAAGTTGAAAAGCCCAAGAATCATCTTCTAACCAAAATACATAATGTTTGGGAGAATAGATACCGAATTAATGTTTATACAGAAGTATTTGATACAACTATTCAATTAACTAAGCGTAAGATTTATGCTAGTTATTTTTGTCATTATAATCCCGGTAATCTTGAAATAAAGGATCTTTCAAATGGATCAAGAACTACAAAACCAACTCTTTGAAAAGTACCCACAATTTTTTTCTAATAAAAATCTTGGAATAAAAAACAGTTGCATGGCATGGGGAATAGAATGTGGAAATGGTTGGTTTGATATTATTTCTCCTCTTTGTTTTATGATTAAGAATCACGAAAATAATATTGTTTGGCAAACTGAATACAAACAAAAAACAGAGCCAGATTATCAGAGCGACTATTTTCCTGTTAAATTTGATCAGGTAAAAGAAAAGTATGGTGGACTTAGACTATATTTTAGTGGGGGAGATGAATATGTAGAGGGGTTGGTGAGCATGGCGGAAGCAATGAGTTATAAAATTTGTGAAGTTTGCGGAAACAGAGGAAGTCCAAATGAAAATGGCTGGATTAGCACACTTTGTGACGGCTGTAGAAAATCTTAAAGAACGCTGCTTGACAATGCCGATAAGTCTGTTATACTTGGGACGTAGGACTTAGCAACGCACTGGAGAAGAATAAAATGGGTAAGGGACAAAAGACTTGTGATAATTGTGGTCAAACCACTGGCCCCCGTGCTTATGTATGTAAAAAGTGTAATACTCCCTTTATTTTCAAGTTGAAGGGTAAAGAGGCTAAAGAAACTAAGATTGTTCATAAGGTTGACTGGCGTGAACTTATTAAAGGCGACCGAATCAAGGTTGGTGGTGGGCCTTATTTTGTTAGCAAAGTAGGACAAGAATTTATTCCCATGGGATACCGTGGTAGATTTGTTGTTGAGCGAGTTGATGACCAAGGTATTCTCGCCTGGGGGCTTGACAAGAACGCTGGTATTGCCCATATTTATATGGGTGGAGATATTCAGAATAAAGAAACTGGAGTTTGGAAAATCAAGCACAAATTGATCAAACTTAAACAGCGAGGTTCTGCCGAATGAGTTTAAACAACGAGCAAAAACACCAGTTGAATAAACTACTAGATCATCGTGATGAAATTGAACGTGCTCTATTTCATATTGAGCGTATTCTTAAAAGTCATTTTCCATCAGAATATAGTCTCGCATATCAACACTGGATTCCTCAAATCAGTACAGCACTAAACTCAACAAATAAATGGCTACCACGAGGAGAGTATACTTTTCAAAATACTATTGACCATATTTCTGATAATAATGATGGTTCTGGTGTAAATAAGTATATCTAATAATATCAATTTTGGAGAATAAATATGAGTGAAATTTATGCTATCGTTGATCTTGATGGATATGTCAGAGAAATGCGTGATGCTGCTGCTAAAACTCTAGCAGAAGATCATGATGAAAATCTAGACGAATTTGTCAGCGTTAATCAAATGATAAATTTAGTAAAAAGCGAGTGCGTAGGTTTTGATGATAATGATCGACCTATGCTAAACGAAGATGCTAATGAAATGATTTACGAAAAAACAGTAGCATGGATTCATAATGCTGGTTTAGCCAAACTTGCTGCTCAAGGACTAATTGAATGTGCATGGGACAGTAAACTTAATGAGATGGTCTTTTGGTCAAATGAAACGATTGGAAATTCTAAAACTCCACCAAAAAGGAAATCCAATGACAAACCTACCAAGCGAAGAAATAAGAAGAAAGATTCGTGATATAGAAGATAAGATTCATGACTGCAAGGCATATATCTCATCTGATTTTTGTGTGAGTTGTAATGAGATGTATGAAAATATTAAAAAGCATGAGGCAGAGATTGAACTTCTAAAGGAATTGTACCACAACGACTAAAAAATATTCTCAAGAGTTGACAAGCCGCTGGTCGATGATATAATGGTGGCATGACAACAAACAAATACGCTCCTGTGCCGGTGGTTCCCGGCAGTTACTCTTATAAGGTAATCCGAAAGGGGACTTGGTTCGATTCCAAGCAGGAGTATTTTTTAATTACTTATTTAGATTTTTAGACACTACTTCTTGACACAGTTTAATAAATTCTTCTTTTGTCAAACTATGTTTTGCTTGATTTGCTTCTTTACAAGTTATACCGCAATTATTTAAACTATTATCCCCACCTTTACTAATAGGAATAATATGATCTAAATGATATGATCTACCATCATCTAGATTAATTTTTCTTCCCGTTAAATAACAAGTTGGATTTTCACCAATTTTATTTATTAGGTCATTTATATTAAATAGTTGCTGTGTTTTTTTGGTTTTCCGATTCATAGAAAAAAACCTTATTTTAATAGTTAATATTTTCTCATAAGAACGAGTTTCGGTAGGCGAAGATATTGGCGAATAATGTCTATAACAGAAAGATTCTATTTTATTTTTAATTACACTTGATGACCTACGTTTTCTTTGTCTATTATCCTTTTTTTCTTTTTGATTTTTACCACAATAATAACTAATTGTACTTTTAGAACAATTTAATTTATTTTGAATATCGTTATATGAATAACCTTTTTTTCTAAGTTCGACTATTTTTAATTTTAGTGCTTGCTTCATTGAGTCGATCCTCCTAGTATATAATACACAAACAAGAAGAAAAACAAGGAAATTTTATGACACATCGCTCATTATGCTGTATGCCAATAGTAACTCTTTTATTTGGTCTATTAGTTTTATCGGTTGGTTTCAATTTTATATTCGTTGAAAAAATCAATAAACTAAATCATGTAGTTAGCACTATAACTTCACCAGTTAATGATGACGAACTGAAAAAATTAATGGAAGAAATTAAAAGGCTATCAAAACAAACATATACTTCAGGCACTAAGTATGATATTAAAACTAGAGAACCAATACAAAATGATTTCTGAAATTATATACGATAGAGAATGGATGCTAAAATATTCTTTATTTAATAGGAAATGCTATTTTAGTGGACAATCTTTAAGGTTTCAACCATGTTATGTTGGAAGAAAAAAGATTCGTTCAGTGTTATCGAAAAGGTATCAAAATGATGATATTTGGATAAGCAAAGAACACTATCTGGATATGATTAAGAATGGAATGGTGTAAAATATAGTGACCTTCCTTTACATTAGTTAACTAACTAACCCACCTAAAAGAAAGATTATCATGAAATACAGACTTCTGTTTATATGTCTATTATCAGTTTTATTTGCTTCTCTTACCATGAATGTTATTCATTCAGAATGTTTAGAGGCTGTTAAAGAAACCAATCAGATTAACGAGATAATACACACAAGGATGGTTAGTGATTTACATGATAGATTGATGGAATTAGAAAACTAAGGGGGCGAAAGGTATCGACAGGTAAATAGAGATATGGATGGCATCGACTGGTTGAATAACAGGCCAGTATAAAAGTTATTCAAAAAATGTTAATTGGCGAAGTAAATCTCGCTCTCGCTGCCTAATTAATTAGGTACGAGTGGGGCTATATGGGCCTTATTACCCAATCATATTGACTCAGATAATTCTGATAAGGAAGTCTAACCCGAAAACATAGGCAATGATCGTAATTGATCTGATGAAGATAATTCTTCTAGGTTTGTCTAATGTCCAAATTACAATAGACTAACGATGTAGATGTTTATATTGAAATTACTCTGGACTTGGCTTCAATGCCAACGCCTCCACTTAATTATGATTAGAAAAATTTGTTCATACTGTGGCAAAAGGAAAAACTGTAAAAGTTTCCCCAAGCACAGTATGTATAAAGATAATCTGGACAGCAGATGCCGAAGTTGTGTTAAGAAACAAACTAAAGTTCGTGGAAAACTTCACAAAAAAGCCCCGCCTCACCCAGAATTATGTGAGTGCTGTAAAAAAGTCCCATTAAAATGGTGCTTGGATCACGATCATTCTGATGATTCTTTTAGAGGATGGCTCTGTGATAGGTGTAATACTGGTATAGGTAAACTAGGAGATAATTTACAAGGAATTACTAATGCTATGAATTATCTTTTATTGAAAAGAGATTCTCCATGATACCTATTTTTTGTATAAACTTAGACAGAGCGACAGAAAGAAAAGAACTTATCCAAAAAGAATGGATAGATGAACTAGGTCTAGATATAACTTTCTGGAAAGCGTATGATAGAAGAGATATAGAGAAAAAAATATATCCATATCCATACAACAAAGATCTACCGATTAAAAATCTAAAAAGAGAATTAAGTTCTGGAGAAATAGCCTGCGCAACAAGTTTTTGCTTATTATATGAGCATATATTAAATAATAATTATGAAGAAGTGGTGATAATGGAAGATGATATATTTCCATTAATAAATAATAAACAACAATTATTTGACACAATAACAGAAGGTAAAAAAGAGTTCCCTTCTGCTGAGATGATCCTTTTACATAAGCCTAGAATACCACATGAAATTACTATTCAAAAAGTATACACTTCTATGTGCAAAAAAAGTTCTTGGGGAAATCAGTTATTTTTTATAAAAAAATCATCAGTAATAAAAGCATACGATATATTAAAACCTATGTGGTTCCCAGCAGACCATCCACAAAGATTATTATGTAACCAGCAAATAGTAACAGTATCTAATAACGGATTATGCGGCCATCATTGGTATGGAGAATACTCAACAACATATATAGGTACTGATATAAGAAAAAATGTTCATAGGAAATTTATAGAATAATCATAAAACTATGAAAAAAATTAGCATATGTACTCAAATAAAAAATAGAGTCTATCAATCTGTAAACAAATGAATCACTATATAATTACAAGATTTAGTATTTTAGATAAACAAAATGCCTGGGGATTTCATAAGAATTTAGAAGATCATTTATTTTCAAAAAGTAGATTAGACTTTAAATTTTTTGTATTTGACAAAATTACACATAATTCTGTTATCAATCAAACGCATACTAATTATACATGGTTAATTTTTGCTAGTAATTATTTACCACAAATCTATAAAGAAAAATTAAATACATATAAAAATAAAAACATTGATATTATATATGTTAATGATTTTAGAGATATGACCATAAGAAAAAAAGAAGTTTTAAAAGATAAAAGTCATTATACTACAATGAGATTAGATGACGACGACGGTATCTCCTATAATTTTTTAGAACTTTTAAAGCAATACTCAGATCAAACAAATAAGATCGTATCTTTTCCTAATGGAACAAGATATACTGTAAAAAATAATAATATCATATTAGGATCTAAAATTAGTTGGCCTAAAATAGGTCTTGGACTAACGGCTGTTGGATTTGACATATATTCGGCTGGCAATCATGTTAAGGTTGATGAAAAATACGAGGTTATATACGATAATACTGAAAATTCTTATTTTTTGTGTTGTTCTGAATTTTGTGATACGAAAAGAGAATTTCATGTATAATATATTTTGGTATAAATCTTTAGTCTATGGTGACAATTTTGGAGACGAGATAGTACCTTGGCTCCTAAACAAAATGTTTCATATAAAAATTATAAATCCGTGCCATAAATTATCTAAAAATATGTTGTTGTCAATAGGTAGTGTTCTTTGGGCTTGTAACTCATCTACAACAGTTTGGGGTACGGGTATTCTGTCTAGCAAAGAAAAAATTATAGCACCAAAACAAATATTTAGCGTAAGAGGATTATTTTCTAGACAAAGACTTATCGATTTAGGATACGAATGTCCAAAAAATTTTGGAGATCCTGCTATTTTATGTTCAAATTATTTTAAACCAATTGTCAAAAAAAGATATAAATTAGGTATTATACCGCATATTATTGAATACGAAGAAATTAATCAAATTTATCAAAATATTCCCAATATAAAAATAATAAATTTACGCACCAATAATATTGAATCTGTGATAGAAGACATACTATCTTGTGAACAAACAATATCTAGTGCTCTTCACGGAATAATTATATCTGTAATTTATCAAATACCAACAAAATGGGTAGTATTTTCTAATAAACTATATGGAGATGGAGTAAAATACTATGATTTTTTTTCGTCTTTAGATGATAAAGTTTTTTATGATTTTGATAATAATCTTTTTCAAACAAAAAATAGCATATATAATCCTACAGTTGTCACCTATTCAACAAAAATTTTAGATATAAAAACTGAACTATACTCTACACAAAATTTAAATCTAGAACAGGTCTATGAATCATGTCCATTATTATAACTAAAAATAAATGAATTATACAGGAAAAGAGTGCCTTCAAGAATTTTTTCTTAAAAAATTTTTAGAAGAAAAAAAATATACAAATATAAAATGTATAAAAATAGACCACCAACAAGGTACTGCTATTATTGATGATAAATATATTGCTAAAACTATTATATTCCCTCAATATTTAACATCATATATTAGACAATATTATTATCTCGATAAAACTCTAGATTATTATTTTAAAGGAATGATAACAGCAAACAGACAGTGGATATTACAATATAAAGAAAAAAATGCAATATTAGAAAATTCAACATATGGAAGAAATATAAAATTAAAATATCAAATAGATAATGACTATTACTATAATATGTCTAGAAGTAAATTTGTATTATGTCCTATAGGAGACTGTAATTGGTCATACAGATTTTTTGAAGCAATAATATGTGGAGCAATACCTATTTTAAAAGATTATGATTCCGACATCTTTTGTAAAAATTATTTATTTTATACAATAGAGTCTCAACATATTTATAATAAAAGCATAGTGGACTATAATTATTCTGTTTTTGTAAAAAATAATCAAATATTAAAGTTATGATAGTATACTCTATATAAATAAAAATTCAAGATTTAAATTTAAAGTCCTGTGGCGAAAATGACGATACTTGACAATGCCGATAGGTATGGTATGCTAGAAGCACACAACAAGGAGAAATTGGTATGAGTTTCGATCATCTTGGTAGTTTTGTTAGAGAACTTAGGGCAACCAGTAGCACTATTGATAAGGCTGAAATTATTGAGGATTATACTTCCTCTAATGAGGATGGAGCAAGTTTTATTAAGAAAATTCTGCTCTATACTTATCATCCTACTTGGCAATATAATGTTACTAGTGATAATCTGAAAAAGAAGAAGCATCTAAAGTCAAAGAATTCTTATAAGAATATTTTTGATCTTTTGGATGACCTTAAAGGTCGTGCTATTACAGGCCACGATGCTATTAGTGCTGTGAATAGTTTTACTGAAACTTATCCTGAGCATGAGGAACTTATCCATTGTATTATTGATAAGGACTTGAAAACCCGTGCTGGAGATAAGATTATTAATAAGGCTATTCCTGACCATATTCCAGAGTTTAGTGTTGCTCTGGCAGATAAGTATGAGCCTAAACTGGTAAGTTGGAAGGACGGTTGGTATGTTAGTAGAAAAATTGACGGGGCCAGATGTATCGCTATTGTTGATGAGAATGGTGATACCACTTTCTTTTCACGAACCGG